ACGAAAGACTTCCAGAAGACATTCTTTTCTGTTTTGCTGAAAGTGCAATACATATCTTCCCAATTTTTAGAAAGCAACTCCTGAACGGCAGAAAAATCGCGGACGGGAGCAGAAGGCGCTGCAAGGCATTCCTTCAGCTGGGCTTGCAGTTCATCATACTTCTGTCTGTAAAGATCTTTTTCTATCAGATCATCCAGAAACAAATCATATAGTTTTTCTAATTTACGGCGGATCTTCGCTGCTTCGGCAGCAGGATCCTTTTTTGATGCGCTGGAAGAAATGACATCATATTCAGCTATATAGTGAGAGAGCGCAGGGCGAACATGATCGAGGAGATATTGTTCAATATATTCTTCGCGGTAGGTACGTGACCGATCGCAGAGCCGCGAGCTGGAATGATAACCACAGCGATAGGAAACATAATCCTTGTGTGTACCATCAGCGAGAGTGTGCGGTATAGTATAAGGCACAAGGCTATGCTGACAACTGGAGCAGACAAGCAGACCAGTGAATATATAGTATCGCCTGGTTTTTCTCTGGCGGACATTCTTTTTTGCAAGCTCAAGAAGATGATCGAAACGTTCCGGATCAATAAGCGGATCACAAAATTCAGGATCATCGCGGTACATACCTTTATACAGAGGATTCTTCAGTGCACGGCTAACACCGTCATAACGAAGAAGAGGGCCGTACTTATTCGTAAGAAATAGAAAAGTGGAATAAATGCTGCCGCTGCTCTCAAAATGATCAAACATATCGAGCGCCCACTGCTTCCACTCCGGATCGTGAATGATATGCTTGTCAGCATCCAGCTTCAGACCACGAGGAAGTCGACCGGATATATATGACTTGTTCTTCAGCTTGTAAGCAAATACATCTTTTATACGATCGCTATCACGGTCACATTCGTCCTGAGCCACAGACAAACGGATATTGATATGTAGACGGCCGTTCGTCGTGGTAGTATCATAAGACTCTGTGATAGCCTTCCACTGTACGCCGTTCGCGTCGAGAATCTCCTGGATCTTGTGGTAGTCTCCGATATTACGGAACCAGCGGTCTAATTTAGTGAAGAGAATCATGTCAAAGGCATGAGCACGCACACCGTTCAGCAGGCGGACAAATTCCTTCCTTTTGGTAAATTTTTTTCTAGCTGTCAATGCTTCATCAACGAAAGTGTCTACAAGTACCATGTGATTTGCTTCAATAAATTCATTCAGGAGCGCGTCCTGGGCTTCCAGAGTATCGCCATGCAGTACCTGACCTTCGTGGCTGCATCTTATGTATTTAACTACACGCAAGCCGTACAGTTCCGGCTGCGGATGAAAATATGTATTCATATTGCACCTTCTTACATAAATACCCGAAAAAGGGTATAAAAAATAAAACCTATGCAAAAAACACGGTTTTATGGTAGAATGATGCTTGTAGGATCGTTCTGTCCGTGCCTTTTGCAGAAGTTACGAGACAGAGACATCGCAAGGCGTTTTCTGTTTGCGGCAGGAGACGCCTTTTATTTTGGCTCATGCAAAGACTTCAGAGTTTTGCAGATCGCTTCGATGTCATCATCTGTTAAGTTGTCAAAGTTATCAAGCTGCGCTTGCAGCGTCTTTATAATTTCCGCTCTTGCATCCTTTTGGGTTTCACTTTCATGCCGCTGAAAAAACAAAGCGGTCAATGTACTCGTAAGGGATCCGATCAGCCCGATTCCTGTAATCATCAACAACGCCGCAATAACACGCCCGGCAGGAGTAGCCGGAGAGATGTCACCATAACCGACTGTCGTGACCGTGACAAAGCTCCACCAGATTCCATCGAAAAAAGACATGCCTTCTACGAAGTGGATAGCAATGCCGCCAGCTAATATACAGGCAAGACTAACAAATACCATATATTTCAGACCGTTCACATTAAAGAAGAATTTTACTCTTTTGTAGAAGCGGGCAAAATATGCAGAAAAACGTGCAAATTTAAGGAATTTCAACGCCTTCAGAATTTTAAACATTTTGAAGACGCGGAAAATCTTAAAAAGTGACGTAAAAGGAATAATTGCGATCAGATCAAGCACATTATTCTTTATAAATGCCTTTTTATGATCCGATACAAGCAGACGCACGATGTAATCAACCACAAAAATGGTTGTGATAAGGTTATCGACCATTATCTGAACATCAGTACATCCGGAAGTGAGATCACAAAACGCGATATATATAGCTACAAGAGCAAGGATACAGAACACTGAGTCATATATGAGCATGAACCGAGCTTTTGCTTTTGACGGTTCAGGCAGAACAAACACCTCCAATCTATAAAATTCTATGCAGATTCGAGCCTTCACGCTTACATAATACCAGGAGGCATACTGCATGGAGGTTTTAACATGGCAAGCCAGGAACAAAAGAGGGATGACGCTGAAACAGCTGGAAGCTGCGACAGGTATCGGCAAAACCACACTGAACAATATCGAAAACGGCCTTGTATCGCCTACGCTGAACCAGCTGGAAGCGATCGCCCGCGCCCTGGATGTCAAAATAAGTGATCTATATGATTCGGTTTACAAATAGTATAGCAGGTTTGTGACGGCAGCAGTCAGTTTCTGATGTTATTTCCCGAAATCGGGAAATAGGTACCGATCACCTTTTTTCTTCCATAATTTGAGATATAATGAAACCAGAAGGAAGGTGATGCGGATGGACATACGCCAGAAGATCGACGCACTGCTCCAGAAGATCACTTCGGAGGATCAGCTGAAGCGGATCTACAGATTCGTAAAGTACATATACATACATACTCCGAAGTGAGAAAAAAGGGAATCCACATGGGTTCCCTTATTTTTTTGTGTCTTCCTTCAGGAATCGCTTCCTGATCTCCTGTTTCAGGTAGTCCCGAACCTGCTCCGGCATTTCTATATACATTTCTACCAGAGTCCTGTCCAGATCATCCAGATCGTACTGTGCACACAATTCGTCAAGAACCGTCTGCGGCAGGTCGTCGAACATTTCCCCTTCACCGTTTATCAGATAGTCATAATTAACATTGTATTCACGACAAATGGATATTGCCATCTGTTCAGTCAAAGCATTATGTCCGTTTTCAACCTGGCTGATTGAATTTTTCTTCATTCCAATCTTAACACCGAACTTGTCAAGCGTAAGACCTAAAGCCTTGCGTACTTCTTTTACACGTTCGCCTTGCGTCATGTTTTCACCT